ACGGGCACGTTCGTTGTCGCCAACCGACAGCAACTCTTGGGCATCGGACATAAGCCCTGCAACGATCATGTTGCCCCCGACAGTCTTGTAGGTCACAGACCCTTTGATGGAGTCGATGAATAAGTCAATGTTGGCAACCCCGTACATTGCCCTGTTTTGATTACGTTGCGCTACGATATTCATGTTGTTTCCTCTGTAGAAGTGCGAACTAGCACTGGTAAACCCCGCAGGGCTTACCGCTGATAGATCAGTCTGCTCTCGATCCCATGTAAGCGGGAATGCCGTTGTCCCTGAGTACCTTGGCAAAGGCACTAGCACCCGCTTCTTTCACGTCCATTGACTGAGTGAAGTTGGCACTGGGATTCCAAATCTGCCAACCTTTTTGCCAGTGCTTTTTGCCAACGTTGTTTTTTCTGCACCAGTTAACGAAAGGGTCTCTGCCGTTGGTAATGTCAACCCAAGCAAAACCGCAATACATCGGCTCGCCATACTGGGCAATGAAGTCTGCTTCTGCTTGCTGTCCCGCCTGTACAGCTTGCTCATAAATTGCTTTGTAGTCCATGTTGTTGTCCTAGATAGCAGTGCGAAAATGCACCCCGTAGCCCTAGGGGCTACAGGCTGAACTCTAGCTAGAGGGGCAGGGGGATTTCAAACGTTTTACGTACCTGATTAGTCCCTGCCTCAAGACTCTTGTTGGTATCCCCAACTCTGTCTCACTAGGACTTTGATCAGTAGCCTAGAACTTATCCCCTTTGTCGGTTGGCGGGGAAAACATCTAAAGAACAATCAACCGACAACTGAACTTTAACAGAATGATAGTGCCTGTCAATACACCTAATATTTATCCGAGTAAACTGTAGGGTTATTAGATTGTGGGTTGGCGGTGGGTTTAGGACATTCTTTATTAGTGTGAATACGTTTTCAGACTTGAACTACAAAGTATTCATTTCACTGTAAAAGTAACACTCGGGTCAAAAGTATTAAAAAACGCTCAGAACGGCTCAGGTGAGGCGATCAGGGAGGAGGTAAGGGGGTAGGTGCTTGGAGGTCTAAAACGGCTCAAAATCGATTCTGATGCGTTCTAGAGCCATGTATCTTTATACAGTTCGCACTTACATTTGAGGTATTCAGTAGTACCAAGGTACTCAGTTCTTGGTGTTGTTTTTATGCACTGTATAAGAAATGTATAACATATGTATAAGCTGTGGATAACTTGGGGGGTGTGGATAAGCTGTGGATAACTTCCTGTGGATAACTTTGACTTATGCACAGGGTGTGGATAAACTGTGCATAATACGAACAGTGTGTTTCCCTGCGTTGGTGCGTGGGAAATGTGTGGTACTTATATATAGATGGAGCGTTTAAACATGAGCAAGACAAGTCAGGCTGAGTACAGGGCGGAGTTGGATCAGGCAATGGCGGAGGAGGAGAACTGGGGCGAGGATGTAGACCTAGAAGCCCTTAGCGAAGCGGAACAGTTAGCCCATCTCGCAGAGAAACCTATAAGGAGAAAGGATGGAGAACATAAGGGATCAGATGTAAAGAGACCTAAGCCTCTAAGCCCTCGGCAAGTACTGTTTACACAAGGGGTTATACAGGGGAAAAGCCTAAGACAAGCATACAGAGATGCCTATGGCAACGACACAGGATCAGATGCAAGTATTAGTGCCAGTGCTAACAAGCTAATGAAAGATCCAAGGATCAAAGTAATACTAGAGGAAGCATGGGAGGAGACAGCAGAACACCTGAGTGAGGACATCTCAGCGTCTAAACGATATGTGCTGAAAGGGTTGCTTGCACTAAGCAAGAAAGCCAAGCAAGAGGGTACTAAATTAAAAGCACTGGAACTGATGGGCAAAGCCTGTGGGCTGTTCACCCCGACAGACGTGCAAGACAAGGCAGTGATCACCGCAGATCAATTGAAGCGGGAACTTGCAGGGCACATTAAGTTACTAGAGCAGGGCAAGGCTTCTGTGCTAGACGTAGACGCAAAGCGTTTAAACGAGAGGATACCAGTAGCGCAGGAGGGCGTGTAAACGTGGGCGTGGGCGTGACCCACCCGCCCCCGACCCCCACGTGTGGCGAGCCGACACCCCTCCCGCGTATACGCTCTAATCCACACACCCAAATACATTCCACAGAACACCCCCCCCTTGTCTTTCCAATTCGCCTACCCCGGGGGTATATATATTTTCAGAAAAGGTATTGCGAACGTTCGTGTTTGCGTTTAAACTACAAACGTTGGTGAATGCGTAGGCTGATACGCACATACGAACGACACTCGGATGTTCGGCGCTATGCGTTGGCAAGTCCCTTAACGGCATCTTGGAGATCTAGTAGTTAACCCTTGTCTTGCGAGGCTGGGGATGCCGGAGTTCAGTACCGGCTGCCAACTTATATGAAGGCACATTGTGGTTGACAACCAAACTGGAGCAGTTAGTCGCCGCACTGGGCAGTGTGCCCTCATATGAGTAAACGCAGACAGCTAGTCTTGGACTTCATCCGTGCATACATTCGGTTGCACGGTGTATCTCCATCTTACGAGGTTATTGCTAAAGGGATTGGATTGAAATCTAAGTCAAATATCCACAGGATTGTTCATCGGTTAAAGACCGACGGACACATTGTGACCAAGCCTTATAAGTTCCATGCTATTAAGTTGGTGGATACCTCGGTAAAGGCTGTAGCACGTCTATGAGTCTACTGACCCACGCAGAGATTAAGAACTACATGGCAATGGTTCCCAAGGCTTCGCCGGAGAACCGTGCAAAGATTCAGGCTTTGCTGGAGATGGACAAAATTGAAAGATCCAAAGAATCCTTTTTGTACTTCGTGACGCAGATGTGGCCCATCTTCATATCGGGATCCCACCACAAGATCATGTCTGATGCTTTTGAGCGGGTAGCTAACGGGGAGCTTAAGAGATTAATCATTAACATGCCTCCCCGGCATACCAAGTCTGAGTTTGCTTCCTTCCTGTTGCCTGCGTGGTTTCTGGGGAAGTTTCCTCAGAAGAAGATCATTCAGACTGCACACACCGCAGAACTTGCCACAGGTTTTGGACGAAAGGTTAGGAATCTTGTTTCATCTGAACAGTATCAGAAGGTATTTCAAACTAAGCTATCGAGCGATTCAAAAGCCGCAGGTCGCTGGAATACTAACGTGGGTGGTGATTATTTCGCTATTGGCGTTGGGGGTGCTGTCACAGGTAAAGGAGCCGATCTTTTAATCATTGATGACCCGCATTCTGAGCAGGAAGCCAAGCAAGCTAACCCCGCAGTGTTTGACGGGGTCTATGAGTGGTTCACTTCCGGCCCTCGTCAGCGATTACAGCCGGGTGGAGCCATCATTATTGTGATGACTCGGTGGTCTAAGCGAGATTTGACCGGTCAGATCCTCAAAAACTCCGATAAAGATGGCGTAGATCAGTGGGAAGTCATTGATTTTCCCGCAATTATGCCCAACGGGAACCCTTTATGGCCCGGATTCTGGTCTAAAACAGCTCTAGAAGCCTTGAAAGCCGAGCTTCCCGTCTCTAAATGGGAAGCGCAGTACCAACAGAACCCCACATCCGAGGAAGGCGCAATCATTAAGCGCGAACATTGGATGATTTGGGAGGAAAAACGACCCCCTGAGTGCGAATACATCATTCAATCTTGGGATACTGCGTTTGAAAAGAATAATAGGGCAGACTATTCAGCCTGTACAACGTGGGGTGTCTTCCAACATCCCGACAAACAGGGGAATTTGAAGGCCAACATCATCCTTCTGGACGCATTCAAGGAGCGTATGGAGTTCCCTGATCTAAAGCGCAAGGCTTTAGAGATATACAAGGAATATGAACCCGACACTTTGATTGTAGAGAAGCGGGCAGCAGGCGCTCCGTTGATCTACGAGATGAGAAAGATGGGAATTCCGGTTGCGGAGTATACGCCGGGCAAAGGAAACGATAAGATATCGCGTGTAAACGCTATCTCTGCTTTGTTTGAATCTAGCATGGTGTGGTGTCCTGAAACCCGATGGGCTGAAGAAGTGATGGATGAGTTGGCTTCTTTCCCTAATGGAGACCACGACGACCTTGTTGACTCAAGCAGTCAGGCTTTGATGCGATTTCGCTTGGGAGGTTTCATCTCCATTGATTCTGATGAAGAAGATGAACCTTTTTACCGTCGTAGAAAAGTAGAGTACTACTAAGGAACAATATGAGCATTGAACAATCATTAAATCCCGCTCCATTAGGTTTAAACGCTTTGGAGATGGATGACAGCCCGGCAATGGAGATTGAGATTGTCAACCCCGAGGGTCTTAAGATTGGTATTGACGGCGTAGAGATTGACCTCATGCCAGAGACCGAGGAAGAGGAAAACTTTGACGACAACCTCGCAGAGTACATGGATGACAGTGAACTTCAAAAGATTTCCAGTGATCTAATTGAAATGATTGATACAGACGTTAACTCCCGAAAAGATTGGGTGGAGATGTATGTCAAAGGTCTTGATGTTTTGGGGATGAAGTATGAAGAACGAACAGAACCTTGGCTCGGAGCCTGTGGAGTTTTTTCTACAGTACTTACTGAAGCGGCGGTCAGGTTTCAAAGTGAAACGATTATTGAGACTTTCCCGGCTCAAGGCCCTGTCAAAACGGAAATCATTGGTGCAATTGATAAACTTAAGGAAGAGGCTGCGGAGCGTGTCAAAGATGACATGAACTACAGATTGACGGAAGGTATGCCTGAGTATCGTCCAGAGCATGAACGCCTTCTGTACTCTCTAGGTCTGGCTGGCGCAGCATTTAAAAAGGTCTACTACGATCCTTCCTTGGGCCGTCAAGCTTCTATTTTCATCCCCGCAGAGGATGTAATTATTCCTTACGGTGCTTCTAGTGCCATGACTTCCGAGCGTGTGACTCACATCATGCGCAAGACAAAAAATGACATTCGCAAGCTTCAAGTCTCCGGTTTTTACTTAGACAAAGAACTTGGAGAACCTCTTCAGTTTTACACTGACGTAGAGAAGAAGAAAGCCGAAGACCAAGGCTACAACCTCAATGACGACGACCGCTACCAGATCTATGAGATCCACGTAGACTACGACCTGCCCGGTTATGAAGATGAAGACGGCATTGCTCTTCCTTACGTCATTACCCTAGAGCGAGGTACGACTGAGATTCTCTCCATCCGCAGAAACTGGGATGAAGACGACAAACACAAGCTTAAGCGCCAGCATTTTGTCCAGTACACCTACGTGCCCGGATTTGGAGCTTATGGTCTAGGTCTTATCCACCTGATCGGTGGTTATGCCCGTGCGGGTACATCTATTATTCGTCAGTTGGTGGACGCGGGTACTCTGTCTAATCTGCCCGGAGGTTTGAAGACTCGGGGACTACGAATCAAAGGAGATGACACTCCCATCCAGCCGGGTGAGTTCCGTGATGTAGACGTTCCTAGCGGATCAGTCAAAGAGAACATCATGGCCCTGCCATACAAAGAACCTTCTCAGGTTCTCTTGGCTCTCTTGAACCAGATCACAGACGAAGGCAGGAGACTCGGATCAATCGCAGATATGAACATCAGCGATATGTCAGCTAACTCTCCCGTAGGTACAACTTTAGCATTACTTGAGCGCCAGCTTAAGACAATGTCTGCGGTGCAGGCTCGTGTTCATTATTCAATGAAGCAAGAGTTTAAACTGCTCAAAGAAATCATCCGTGACTACATGCCGGAGGATTACGACTACACGCCTGTGTTTGGTACGCCCCAAGCTAAACGGGCTGACTATGACATGGTGGATGTTATCCCCGTATCAGATCCTAATTCAGCCACGATGGCTCAACGGATCATGCAGTATCAGGCTGTCATTCAGTTGGCACAAGGCGCTCCACAGATCTACAACCTCCCTTTGCTGCACCGCCAGATGATTGAAGTCTTAGGCGTTAAGAATGCGGATAAGCTTGTACCTGTAGATGATGATCTAACACCACGAGATCCAATCTCAGAGAACATGGCTTTCTTGACTGGAAAGCCAACTAAAGCATTCATTTACCAAGATCACGACGCTCACATTGCTGTACATACATCAATGATGCAGGATCCTATGGTGATGGGTCAGATGGGTCAAAACCCAATGGCTCAACAGATGCAGGCTGCAATCATGGCCCACGTAGCTGAACACATTGCCTTCCAGTACAGAACCAAGATTGAGCAACGCCTTGGCGCTACTCTACCGATGCCAAACATTGAGATGCCCGAGGATGTTGAGGTTCAGTTGTCTAAGTTGGTTGCACAGGCGGCAAAACAACTCTTGGACATCAACAAGAACCAAGCAGCCCAACAGCAAGCCCAACAGCAGATGCAAGACCCCGTCATGCAGATGCAGCAAGCCGAGTTGCAAATCAAGCAACAAGATGCTCAAACCAAAGCGCAGAAAGTTCAAGGCGACTTGGCTATTAAGCAGGCAGAGCTTCAACTCAAAATGGCGCAGATGCAAGGCGCACAAGGCGAAGACCCTGCTGCTGCCGCACAAAAAGCCCAGCAAGACATTGCAATTGATGCCATGAAAAAACAGGCAGAAATGCGCATGTCTGAACAACAACATCAGCAGCAGTTGGAACACAACCAACAAACGCAGGACTTGCAGGCTAAACAACAGCTTTTACAGATGCTTTTAAACGCAAAACGTACCGGGGGTGAATGATGGACAAACTGCTTGAGAGTTTAAACAAAAAGCTTGATGAACATGTCAAGCAGTTAGTCGATGTTGTCAGTGGTGGTGGTGCTAAATCCCACGATCACTACAAAGAACTGTGCGGGACAATCCGAGGTCTGCAAACCGCGCAGTATGAACTTGCTGACCTTGTGCGTAAAACGAAAGACTATGACGATGACTGAATTTGATGTCAGTGCGGTAGATCTCAGTGGAGTGCTTAACACCTCCCCTGAAGAGAAAGCCAAACAAGTGCCTGATCCGGCTACTTACCACATTCTTTGTATGCTTCCAAAAGCAGAAGATGAATACAGTGAAACAGGGATCCTTAAATCTGCAACTGCAATTCTTCACGAGGAGCTTTTATCCCCCGTGCTGTTTGTAGCCAAGATTGGCCCCGATGCGTTTAAAGACGCAGCCCGCTTCCCTTCAGGCCCAGCCTGCAAAGTGGGAGACTTTGTGTTAGTACGTCCTAACACGGGAACCCGCATGAAGATTCACGGAACAGAGTGGAGATTGATTAACGATGATTCTGTTCAGGCAGTTGTGCAAGACCCTCGTGGTATTCAACGTCCAACTTAAGGAGTAATCATG